GTAAGAACCTCAGCGAACTGCTGAAGAACAGCAGCAGCACCAACTACCGTCTGACGCTTCAGCAGGACGAGGTTGGCAACGCTGTGATTGGTTCGGTCATCACCGCCATCCAGAACGAGGTCACCGGCAAGGTTGTTCCGATGACGGTTCACCCGTGGATGCCGCAGGGCAACACCGCAATCCTTTCGTACACCCTTCCGATTCCCGACACGCAGGTGTCGAACGTTTGGTCGGTTGTCAACGTGCAGGATTACACCGGCATCAACTGGCCCGTTACCCAGTTCACCTACGAGACTTCCTCGTACTGGTACGGCACCTTCCTGTGCTACGCCCCGGCGTGGAACGGTTCGATCACGGGTATCGCTGCCTGATGATCTAAGATGTGCGTCCCGTCCCCGGTCCCCATCTCGGGGGCGGGGCGCACGATGGGGAAAGGATTGGTTAATGAGACTGCTTCCTCCTGATAGAGCGGTAGTTGAAACCGAAGTGCCTCGTGGGATTATTTATCGCATGGGCAAAGACGGTACGATTGATGCCGACGAACGTGATGTCAAGACATTGCGTAAGGCGGGGTATGCGCCACCGCAGTTGGGTGGGTTTGCTCGTGCCGCTGGTTGGATTTGTCAAGATTGTCATTTTCACGGTTATTTCAAGAAGTGCAAATGCGGTTCTGAGAATACTGTGAAGGGCGATACGGTTGATGTGTGAGAGGAGTGAGCGGTGACTGCCCAAATTACTGTTGACAGTCCGCTTGGTTCACACCCGTATTTGACTGTTGCTGAATACAAGCAGGCTCCCACGTCGGTTGATGTTGATGATCTTGTGGGTGGCGGCAGTATGGCGCTCAATGATGTTGAGTTGGGCAACGTGCTTGCTCGGGCTTCGTCGTGGATTGATACGCATTGCAATCAGGTTCTTGCTGCCACAGAGGATACTGAGACTTTGCGAGGTCGTGCGTCCCGTGATGGATTTCTTAGGATTCATCCTCGTTATTCGCCTGTTGTGGCTGTGACGAGTGCGTCGTTTGGGTCGAATCCGCAGGCTATGCAGAGTCTTGATGTGACGACTGCGTGGATTGAGGATGCGTCGGTTGTGTTTCCGTTGATTGCGTCGAATGCGTCGTTTCTTGGGCCGATTCAGTTTTCTCGGATTTATCAACCGCTAGCCGAACAATTCATTAGCATTACTTATGTTAACGGATACGCTAACTCGCTTGTTGCATCCAACGTAAATGCGGCAGTTTCTTCTCTTCCGGTTACTGACATTGTTGGGTTCTATCCGGGACAGAGGTTTGCGCTTTATGATGGAGTGAGCAGCGAACAATGTGTTGTTGCCAGCACGTTTGCGGTAGGTAGTGGACCGGGTTCGGTAACGCTCGCAAGCCCACTTCAATACGCTCACAATGCTGGAGTGTCCGCATCGGCACTTCCTCCGGCTGTGAAGCAGGCTTGTATCTATATGACTAACGTGATTTTGAAGTCTCGTGGTAATGCTGCTTTGACTATTCAACGAATCGAGATTGGACAATATACAGGCAATAATCCAATTGTTGCAAATGACTACTCTATGGCTTGCGATTTGCTCAAACCGTTTAGACGGATTCGATAATGTCTAGAGCGCAAGTTCGTCAAGCAGTTGTAGATTTTTTTGCTCCGCCTGCTGTTCCTTATTTGAGTACTATTTACAAGGCTACGCCTAAGCGCGTTCCGGGTCCAGAATTTAGAAATACGTTGCCGTCCGGTACTTATTCGGGTGCTATTGCAATTGTAAATCTTGTTGCAGAAAACGAAGAACGTATTGCTATAGGCGGCGAGCATAATGGTCGCAAATGGGTGCATTACGAAGTCGCCCTTGAAGTAAAGTTGCATTCGATTCATACGCACTCAGAAGATGCCATGACTGACTTTGATGCGTTGATCGACGCTATCAAGACTAAGTTGCGTTCAGATAGACGGCTTGCAAACGATGGCGTTGTTTTTGAGGCGGGCGAAAGATACCTAGACTCCGAGTATGCTGAACCTGAAGTAATGAATGATGGTTCTACTATTATTTGGGGCATTGTCCGATTTGAAGTTTCGGAGGTTTTGGCAACATGAAAATTAAAGTTGAGAACGAAACCTACTTTCCCACTTTGGGCATCCTTGCTGAAAAGGGTAGTGAAGTGGAGATTCCTGATGGGGATGCTTTCGCAACCTTGCCTACCGCTGGTAGTGTAAGCGGAAAGAAGAAGTCCGATACAGCCTCTTCGGGGGCGACGAATGAAGGTGTGGTGAACGATGGCTCTGCCCCGCAGTAGGTCATTTCTAGGTATCGCTAAAGAGTCGTCCCGTCCTGCCGCTGGCGGTACGCCGACCGCTGCTGCCGCAACGGACTTTATTCCGTTTACTAGCCTTAGCCCGGTTGACAACGTAAAGTACCTTGACGACAAGGGTATTCGTGGGTCGATGACCGAGGAATACGATGTCATTCAGGGCAACAAGTATTCCGAGATTGATTTCGGTGGTGACGTTTTTCCTGACAACATTCCGTTCATCTTCTCCGGCGTTCTTGGCGACAGCGTAACTTCGGGCGCTGCCGCACCTTATACGCATACGTTCGCGCTGCTTAACTCGCAGGCCAGCAATGGTCAGCCTGCTACGTTCACGTTGTCTGACTATTATGCAGGTGGAGCCGGTAGCACCCGTCAGTATGCGGGCGCACAGTTTGCCAGCATTGACCTCAAGTTTTCGGCTGATGCCATGCTGACCTATAGCGCTAAGGCTATGGCGTTTGCTTCGGCAACGGCAACCAACCCCACGCCGTCATTCAGCAGCATCCCGCCCCTTCCTTCGTGGCTTGGCACCGTTACGCTCGCTGGTTCGTCCACGGCTATTCTTGCGGATGGCAACGTCAACATCTCTCGTTCGGTTGAGCCAATTTTTACGGTTGACAATACGCAAGACCCGTATCAGTTGTTTGCTGGTCCGCTTACTGTTTCGGGCAGCATGAAGTTGGTGTACGAGTCGGACACCCAGTTGCAGTATTACCTCAGCAACACCAAGCCGTCATGCGTCGTGGACTTCTCGTCTGGTGCAGGTGCGTCGCTTGTTCAGGTTCAGATCACCATGACCAAGTGTGCATTCACGATGGCAAAGATTGATCGTTCCAAGGACTATATCGAACTTGATGTAACCTATAAGGCGCTTGCTAATACTACTGACGTTGGTGCATCGTCTGGCTACAGTCCGATCAAGGTTGTTGTCAAGAACGCCGTGTCCAATGCCGGTGGAGCCAAGTGGTAAACACTTTTCATTGATGGGAGAAAACTGATGCAACGTATTACCGTCCCCGGCGGCTGGGTTGAATTTCGTGAACCGGAAGAAACCCCTGAACGACTGCGCCGCAAGGTGCTGCTGCTGTCCTCCAATACTGGAGGTCTACAGGAGCGTTTGGCTGATAGCGACGAAGTCGCTGCCAGCGATGTGGAGTTCTTTACTGCGTTCAACGACGCAGTAGCACTCTGCCTTATCACTCAATGGTCGTTTCCTCATCCGCTTACGACAGATGGTTTGCAAGACCTTCCGGGCAATGTTTATGACGAGATTATCAAGTACGTTCAACCGCTTACGCCTCGCCTCATGCCGAACTTTGGTGTAGACCCTAGCCCAAAAGCCCCTACCGAGAACTACTCCGCATAGAGGAATCTCTTAAGGGGATCGCTGATCCTCGCATTTTTATTCGTCCAGAGTTTCGTGACTATCAGTTAGCCCGAGAGTTTGGTTGGGACAAGAACACAATTGATGACCAGCCTGCTGTGTGGTTAGATTGGTTGTTGGCAATTAATGCAGTTGTTCGGAGGGTAGAGGCCAATGCCAGTCACGGCGTCGTTTGAGAATTTGGAAGATGCGGTTTTCAAACTTAAAACCGACTTTGGCAATATGTCGCAACGTACTGTTGCAGGTATGAAAACTGGAATGGAAGAACTGGCTGCTGCTGTTAAATATCAAGCCAAGGGTCGTGGCGGTCTGACTCGTTATCGTATTCATCCATACGGAACTAAATCTCCATCACCGGGAGATGGAGAACATCCCCCCGCCCGAGTAACAGAAAATCTGTTGCGTTCTGTAGAAATTAAAAGCGAACCGACGCAGCGCAAAGGTGTTTTTACAATTCAAGTTGGATCTAATCTTTCATACGCTCGCGTACAGGAATATGGTGGTTCGGCTCAGTACGGGAATCGTAGAATTGTGTTGCCTCCTCGTCCGTTTATGCGTCCGGCCTTTAACAGAGTTATGGGTGGTCGAACTGGGATGGGTGCTACAATCATTAATCGTAATGTCAAACGTGCATTGGATGTTCGTTACATAGAGGCATAGGGTTATGGCCGGTGATCTTGAAGTAAACGCAAAACTTAAGGGCGACGCTTCAGGATTTATTAATGCGGTTGAACAGGCCCGAGCCTCGCTCACAAGATTTGCTGCACAAAATGCTCAAATAATTGCCAGCATAAATACTGTTCAGGCAGCAACAGTACGTTCAAATGCAAGTTTTCAACAAATGGCAAACGTTGTAAAACCAGCATCTGTTGCTACGCAACACCTTAATCTAAACATGAAATCGTTTGGCAGTCTTGTTAAGGATATGTTGTCCGGTAACGGACTGCCGGGTTTGATTGGCAAGTTTACTGCGCTTGGTGCTGCGGGTACAGGTCTTTACAAGGTGTTTCAAGTCGGGCGCGGCATATTGCGCGATGCCTTGCATGACTATCGCAAGTTGGGTGAAGGCATCCTTGGTCTAAAGCACGTTACTGGTGACACTACGCAAGAAACATCTGAACTTCTTTATGTCTCTGCTACTAGAGGCGTATCTAGTCTTAGTCTCCAGATGCGTATTGCTCAGATGGCAAAGCACGTTGTTGACGATCACAAGTGGGTGCGCGCTCTTGGTGTTGAGTATAAGAACTTGGATGGCACGGTTAAGTCAACACAGCAAATCTTTTACGAGTTTGCTGATGCGTTGCAGGCTGTATCGGATACGGAGAAACGTGAAGCCGGGGCTATGGCTGTGTTCGGCCGTGGCTATAAGGACATTCTTCCTGTTCTTGCGTTGACGAAGAAGGAACGTCAAGAACTTACTGAGATAGGTAAGAAGTCGGGCGCTATTTTTAATGACGACGACTTGAAGGCGTACACCCAATTTGAGATGTCAATACGAGTATTAAAAGCGTCTATGGTTGCTTTGGGTGCCACGATTGCTCGTCTTGTCACTCCTTATGTGTTGGGTCTTGTTCAGATGGCGCAGGAACTTATTGCGACGTTTGTTCATTTTGTTAAGAGCAGCCCTCAATTTGCTACAGCGTTTAAAGTTATTGCTTTGGCTCTCTTGACTATCTATAATCCAATTTACGGTATTATCGCCGTGCTCGCTTTGTTGGTGCAAAAATTTGTAATTGCTGCGGAGGCGGTTGAAGCCTTCTTTGGTGGACTGGGCCTTATTGCGGGAACAGTTGCGTCTGCTGTTGTTATTGCATTTCAGGCAATGACTGGAATTGTTGCAGCGTTTGCTTGGAGTCTTGGTAAGGCTGCTGCGTGGATTGGCAAAACATTTCATATTGGTTGGCTTAAAAGCGCTGGTGAAGGTGTTTCTAATTTTGTTGCTGACGCTGAAGCAAAGATGACTAAGTTTGCTCTGTCTGCACCCAAGAAGGGCATGGAGTACGGGTTGAAGTTTGGTAAGGGTCTTGTTGAGATTCTTAAGAAAATGAAAATTGAGAAACAAGAAGTTAATATTGGCTTTGGCCCCGGCGTAGGGTTTGACCCTGACCCTAATGCTAAGGGCGGAAGCGGCGGCAAGCGCAAGACTAAGTTGCAAGAATACTTTGAGAATCTTGTTAAGCAGTCTCGTGAAGTTGTGGAAACATTGCGGGATAATGCTATTAAAGCCAAGAAAGACATGAAGGATTTGGCCGACAAGACGGCTGAGGATTTCCGTAAGTCTATGTCTTTGGAAACTATTGTAAGCGATTTGGGCGGTGCTGCTTCGCCTACTCGTCTTATCGCTATGTTCCAAAAACGTCTTGGGCAGATGAAGAACTTTGTTGCTAATATTAAGACGTTGCGAGCGTTGGGTTTGCCCGCCGAGATGTTGGCTGATCTTGCAAATATGGGTATGATCGACGGTGCGCGCATGGCGCAAATGCTTGTCGCTAATCCTTCGGCTATTCCGCAGTTGCGTGAGATTCAGGGACAGATTACTGCTGCTACACAAGAGGCCGGTGTTACGGTTTCTGAGGCTGTAATGGGGCAGCGTGTGATGGATGCAATTGGTGCTGCTGTTGGGGCGCAAACTCGATTTGGAGATTTGCTGGGATCAAGTGGCAAGTTTGGTTATACTCCTTCGCAGGCTGATATTGAAATGGCTACAGCCAATATTACGCAGCAGGTAATGATGTCGGTGCAGTCTAACGCTGATCCGGCTGTGATTGAGCAGGCTATTGCTTGGGCACTTAAAACTGGGGTACCAATGTTTACTGGCGGTCGTGGTAGCGGTCCTCGTTCGTCTGCCCCGCTTTATGGTGATACGTCTGGCAAGACTTGGGTCGGCAATTTTGGTCCTGAGTACGGTAATGGTGGTTATCGTCCGGGGAATCAGTTTGGATCGTTTGGTCCCGAGTATGGTTATTGGGATGGGGCAACTAGTGCAACAGGCGTACAAGGTTTGCAGGGTGCAACAAATCGTCCCACAGGCGGCACTTATCAAAAACCAATTATGGGTGGTTTGCAAGGCCCCAATTTGTCAGTACCCGGTCCCGTTCCTGTTGGACCCGTAGGATAAGGGTATTTACTATGACGTTTGCTTCTGCTCCTACGGTTCAATACGGGTTCGCTTTTGGCGACGGCAACGGCAGCAATCAATGGCTGTTTGGTGGTGCCGGTCAAGGCGTACAGGTTCTACAGGTAGACGGTTTGGAAGGTCTGCCCAATCTGCGTACACAAGATACGGGACGAGGTTACGCCGACGGTGGTTTTTCCGGGCGTGACTTTCTTGACTCTCGTGCTATCACGTTTACGTTGCAGATTATGAACGATGCCAGCAACACGATGCAGTATTATTTGCAGGAGTTGCAACGGTATCTAATGCCGCAGCGTTCTGGTTTGAATGTGTTGCAGGTGTATCTGCCGGGTGGTCGTGGAGTGCGTCGTATTTATGGGCGTGTTCGTCGCCGTCAGATTACGGTTGATCCGCAGTATGTGTATGGTCGTGCGATTGTTCAGTTAGAGTTTTTTTGTCCTGATCCACGGTTTTATGATGATGCTGCTTCGACGTATACGATTAACAGTTTGTCGTCGCTGTCCCGCACCTATGACCGTACCTATAACATGACGTATCCTACGCCGATTGCTGGTGCATCAGGGTCGGTCACGGTTACCAATATTGGTAACTATGAAACGTGGCCGTCGTTCACGGTAACTGCTACGTCAGCAGCAACCGGCATCACGTTGTATAACTATACGACTGGACAGTATCTGTCGTTCCCAACGTTGACATTGGGTACCAGCGACACAATGGTGATTGATTCCGATTTGCGTACCGTGCTGGTCAACTCCACACCATCCCGCAATCTTGTGTCAGTTGATTCTCGCTGGTATGCGTTAGCACCTAATACGCCACAAACTCTTGGTTTGCA